TTCTTAATGATATGAGAACTGATATCAATATGCCTTTTGCATTGAAGTACGATGGTAAAGGTTTTGACTTGATTGCAAAAACAGTTATGAGAAAAAAGAACTTTGCAACATCAAATACAAAACTATCTTTTGAGAGTTTCAACGAGGAGTTTGAGTTCTTTCCAAAAAATGCACACTTACAAATATCATTGCCTGAACCAAGTAGAGACTATGATGAGGAAGTAAAAAAACTTAAAATACTTATGGATAGAAGAACAGCAGAGGACGAAGAATCAATTCGTAATCATGATGAACATGCTTTCTATGCCATAGATATGTATTGTCAAGAAAATGGTTTAGAGTTTCATGATGATGAGATGGATGATATTGTCATGCAGTGTAAACCCACTATAAAATATTTTAAAAATTTATTTGATCTTAGAAGACCTTTTCATCATCCAACACCAAGAACCTCAATAATAAAACCGATGTCAAGTACAACAAACAAAACCCCAGCGTATCCAAGTGGACATGCAACTCAATCAATGTTGGTTGGTTTGTATGTATCTAATAAGTTTCCAGAACATAAAGAAGGAGTTATCAAAGCTGCAAAAGAGTGTGGTTATGGTAGAGTTCTTGCTGGGTTTCACTATTTACAAGATTATGTGGTTGGTAATGTACTTGCAGAAAAAATGTATTTACTCATGAACAAGAGTAACTATGGTATAAAACCTATAGGTGAGGGTATTGGTGAACCGAATATCATGGCAAAAAATAATCCAAGAATACCTAGAAAGAAAGGACAACCTGCTGGTTCTGATAAACACAGTGACTTATACACAGATGAAAATCCTAGAGGAACAATACATGGATTAGGATTCAAAGATGTTGCAACAGCAAAAAAGTCTGTAAATATAATTAAAAAGTCTGGTAAAAAACATGCACATAAAATACAAGCTGCGATTGCGATGGAACAAAGAGCAAAAGAGATGGGTAAGACAGCAGAAGCAAATGTGTTTAGACAATACATAGAACAGATGAAAAAGAAAACAAAAGAAATGCAACAAGCAAAAGAGATGGTAGAACAAACAAAATGTCCGCCTGGCTTTAAGTATGACAAGAAACTAAGACAATGTGTTCCTAGATATGTAGGTTATGCTTATCCATTTGTAGGTTCATCTAGTTCCAGAAATGGTGGTGGAGATGATGGAAGTGGTAGTGGAAATGGTAACGGAAATGGTAATGGTGGAAATGGAAACGGCGCTGCTGGTGGTAACGGAAATGCTGGTGGTGGTAATGGTGCTGGTGGTGGTAATGGTGGTCAGGAACAATATTTGGCTGCAGATGTTAGAAAAATGCCTGATGGTAGATTTGGTGTTTATGCAGATGTATTCAAAAAAGGTAGACGAGTAATGACGCCTGGGGGCAAACATAAAAAAGAATTGAAAAAGGTTTATAAAAATGAAAAGGATGCAAATGATTACATGGCCGCAATCATGATTGCAAAGGGTGGTGGTTAATGAAAACTTTTAAACAGTTTACAGAGAAAGCACCAAATACTGCTGATGCGATGAAAAGATACAAAGCAGGAAAAGCAGGATTTACAGATAAAGCACATCTAAAAGCAAAAGGGTTGATACCTAGATCAGATGGAACTAAGAGAAAATCAGATAAGTATAAGTGATATGATATATTATGATACCAACAACAATACGAAAACTACATATAGAACTTACTAATAGGTGTAATGCTGGATGTCCTCTTTGTGGGAGAACATCTACTAGACCTAGTGGTGTAACAGAATTTATAGAAAACTCTGGTTGGATAGATTTACAATTAGAGACTCTTAAAAAAATTCCTTGGAAAAACATGGATCGTGTTAATTTTTGTGGTAATTATGGTGATCCAGCAATTCATCCTAAACTCATAGACATAGTAGAATATATAGAACAATTTGAATGTAAGGTACATGTCGTAACAAATGGTTCTTTGCGAAATACAGAGTGGTGGACGAAACTTGCAAAAACCATGACAAGAAGAAAGAGTCATGTAAGATTTAGTATAGATGGGTTGAGAGATACAAATCATTTATATAGAAGAAATACCAATTTTGATACGATTATTAAAAATGCACAAACATTTATAGATAATGGTGGTAGAGCAACTTGGGTATTTATAGCATTTCAACATAACGAACATCAAATAGATGAAGCACGAGAACTTGCAAAAAAGATAGGTTTTAAAAAATTTGAACTTAGAAGAAATAATCGTACCATTTTAGTAGATGGTGTAATAAGAGAACCAAGAATACCACCAGTAAAAAAGATTCAACAACAAATGTTTGATAAATTTGGTGGAACACCAAGTTATGTTCCACAAAAAAACGAATTAAAAAAATGGACAGAATCAACTTTTAAAGACTCTGGATGTGGTATACGATGTAAATCTATGAAAATAGAAGAATTATATATCGCATGTGATGGAGATGTTTTACCTTGTTGTTGGTGGGGTAATTATCAATTTGCATCTAAGTATGATCCAAATCATATTGGACACAAACATAAACATGTACAAATTCTAAAAAATATGAAAATAGATTTAAGAAAATATAGTTGGGATGAGATAATAAATGAATATGAAAAACAGAAAGATTATGTACAATTACTATGGAGTAATGACCCAAAAAATAATATTCTAGAATGTTATTCACAGTGTGGTACACAAAAAAACATAGACGCTAGAGTAGAATACACATTATAAATAATACAAGGGGTAAGGTATGATTAAAGTTTATGGATTGTTAGTAGTTGTAGGTTTAATTGCTGGTGTTGGGTATGGTGCATATTATTACTATAATGACACACAACAAAGACTTGCAACATTAAGAGACAGTAATGCAAAGTTAGAGGTTGCAAATAAACAGAATCAAGCAACTATTCAAGCGATGAAAGACAATTACAAAAAACAACAAGAGTTAAATCAAGAATTATCTGCAAAATTAGTTAAGGCAGAACAATATGGTAATGCACTTAGAAAGAAACTAAGTAAGATAGATTTACCAAAAGATAGTTTATTAAAGCCTGCAGAAACAGAGGAAAGAATAAATAATGCATCACAAAAAGTTTTGGATATGTTTGAGTCTATTACTACTCGCTAGTTGTAGTTGGAAGCCAGAGAAAGAAACTGTAACTGTAACTAAGATTGTAAAACCAGTTATAGAAGTAAAACCTTGGCCTAAACCAGTAAAGATGTTACCAGTAAAATTTTTTGTGGTAACAGAGAAGAACTACGAAGAGTTCAAACAGAGATTTACAAAGGATAATAAAGACTATGTATTTTATGCGATATCAGTTCCATCGTATGAAAACTTGGCACTGGACATGGCAGAGTTGAGAAGGTACATAGAACAACAAAAAGAAATCATCATCTATTATGAGAAAGCAGTGACAGATGATCCAAAGAAAAAGGAGTAACCATGGGCAAGTTCAATGGTAAAATTAGTGCTGAGTTCACACCACCTAGAACATGGATTTTGGAAAAAAGTTTGTCATTTGAAACAGAACACTTAAACAACAATGATATTGAAATACTAACACAAGTCGGTGCAAAAGTAGAGGATACTGGGAAAGGTACTGGGAAAGTAACATGTGGTAAAGGTATGAAAACTGACCTTGCTTCTGTTCCTAGAGCAGTGTGGGCATTTATCGCACCTTGGGATGTTGCAAGAGCAGCTGTAATCCACGATCATATGTATGCAAAACTTAGAAACTTCTATTGGCATGGTGGTGGAAAAGTAAAAGAAAAAAAGACTTGGAAACAAGGAAGATATATCGCAGACAAAGTATTTCTTCATGGTATGAAATCTGCTGAACCAAAAGTGTCTGGTTGGAAAATCTGGGCATGTTATCGTGCAGTAAGAATATTCGGTAGGTGGGCTGCTTCGGCCAAGGAATAGTTGACAAACAATAGAGTCAAATAAAGTTCTTTGTCAAAAGATTGACAATATATAAATAATTAAGAGGTACAAATATGGCAAAGATTTCAGATGAAACTAATGTAGCAATGCCGATAAGGAATATGATATCTATTATCGTTGCAGTTGCAGTAGCAACTTGGGCTTATTTTGGTATTATTGAACGACTAAACAAAGTAGAGGTCGATATAACTTTGATGTCTGATGATGTAGAAAAGAACACAGAGTTTCGTATAAAATGGCCTAGAGGTGAGATGGGTTCACTTCCTGCTGATGCAGAACAGTTTATGTTGATTGAACACCTTGCTGGACAGTTAGAAAAACTTTCACAAAATATTGAAACTGGTAAGGCGCCATATGACCAACAACAAAAACTCACACTAGATTTTTACAAACAAAGAATAGAAAAACTAGAGGGAGATATTGATAAATTAAAAGATAAGATAGGTGAAGGGATTATCAATAAAAGAGTTATACAGTAAGGAACAACTATGGAAATTTTCACTGGGTTTATTCTTATGATGTTTATGAGTGGCGCAGACACACCCACAGAGTTTACACCTAGAGAATCATTAGGTGAGTGTTTGCAAGTAAAAAGAGTAATTAAAAGAAACCAAGGGCCAGGTGGGCCTAGATGGGTTTGTCAGAAAGGCAAACTACAAATGGAAGAAAAAGCTGGTACGAAGCATCCTACTAAAATATTGGAACTTCAGTAATGTGGTTCTTTTTACTAAAAGCGATTGGTGCAAGTATCATAGGAGATGCTTCTGCTACTTGGTTTAAGAAAACAAAAGTAGGCATTTGGTTTTATACTAAAGTAGAAAGATTCTACAATTGGGCAGCAGAAAGATATGATATAAATATTTTAACTGCTGAAGAAAAACAAATGAAGAAGTTCCCTAATCTAAAAAAGAGATTAGAAAAACTAGAAAGAGAATTAGATGAGCTTAGAAACAGAAGTTGAGATACTAAAAAAAGAAGTTCAAGATATAAAACAAATCCATCTTAGATTAGATACAGCGATTGGAAAAATCTCAGATGTATCTAATTCTATCAACAGAATGTTAGCGGTTCATGAAGAGAAACTTTCTAGACAAGAGGAAGCACAAGACGATTTAAACAAAACTATAGAAACACGAAGAATGGATGTTGCAGAACAACTACAGATATTGCACAAAAGAATATCAGACCAAACAGAGAAGATTAACATCATGAGACAAGAAATAAATGATAGGGTTGGTCTTCTAGAAAAGTGGAGACATATCATTCTTGGTGGTTCTATTGTGGTTGGTTTTCTACTACACAAATTTCTTTCATTTCCCTCTTGACTCTGCCCACATTTTAGTGTATAGTCATATACATGTATAATGAAATCAAGTATGTAAATATAGTCTCAAGCCAACTATCTCAATTCAAGAAAAAGGGTGATTACCTATGGAATTTTAGGTGTCCTTATTGTGGAGATAGTCAAAAGTCAAGCACAAAAGCTAGGGGTTTTATATTCAAAAAAGAACAAAATCTGGTATATAAGTGTCATAATTGTGGTGTAGGAAAAAGTTTAAAAAATTTTCTAGATTTCGTTGATTCAAAGATCTGTAAAGACTATATACTAGAAACTTACAAAAAAACTCAACCACAAGAGGAAGAGTATGACATAGGTAAGTTTCAAAAACCAAGGTTTCTGAAAGGTGGCCACCTTACGAAACTAAAAAAAGTCTCTTCACTAAGATGGGATCATCCAGTGAAGAAATGGGTGGACAATCGCAAGATTCCCACAAATCGACACTTTGAATTATTTTATGCACCTAAGTTTTTTACATGGGTGAACACTATAATTCCTAACAAGTTTCCATCACTAGATGGAGACCATCCACGATTGGTCATTCCATTCTTGGATGAAGATAAAAATATGTTTGCTTTACAAGGTAGAGCGTTTGGAAAGGAAAAACCGAAATATATTACAATCAATCTAGACGAAAAAAAGGATAACATATACGGACTTCATAGACTACAAAAGGATAAATTAACTTATGTAGTAGAAGGCCCGATAGATAGTCTTTTTCTAGATAATTGTATTGCTGTTGCTGGTGCTGATTTTAAGAAGTTAGATAAAGAAAACAAAGTGATCATATTTGATAATGAAAGACGAAGTGTAGAAATACTAAAGAGAATTAGAGAGATAATAGATTTGGACTATAAAGTTGTACTATGGCCTGATGATATTAAAGAGAAAGATATTAACGACATGATTTTGTCTGGTAAGTCAAAACATGAGATTATGAACATTATAAGTAAAAATACATTTTCTGGTAACATGGCCAGAATGAAGTTCGCAATATGGAGAAAGAGAAATGCCTAATAATTTTTTACCAACATCGTATCAAGAGTTTATTCACCTATCAAGATACTCAAGATGGTTGCCTGAAGAAGGTCGTAGAGAAACTTGGGGTGAAACTGTAAGTAGATATTTTAACTTTTTTGAGGGTCATTTAGAAGAAATGACTGGCTATAAATTAGATAAAAAAACTAAAGATGAACTAGAGGAAGCCGTACTTTCTACTAAGGTCATGCCATCTATGAGGTGTTTAATGACTGCTGGGGAGGCGCTAAGAAGAGAGAACATCGCTGGATACAACTGTTCTTATGTAGCAGTAAATCGCATCCAATCGTTTGATGAAATTTTATATATTTTGATGAATGGAACTGGAGTTGGATTTTCAGTAGAGAGACAACATATAAATGAACTACCATCAGTTGCAGAAGAGTTTCATGATTCAGATACAGTAATTACAGTTGCAGATAGTAAAATGGGTTGGGCAAAGGCATTTAAAGAACTAGTCGGTATGTTGTATATTGGACAAGTTCCAAAGTGGGATTTATCAAAAGTCAGACCTGCTGGTGCTCCACTCAAAACTTTTGGTGGTAGAGCATCTGGGCCTGCACCACTACAAAATCTTTTTGCATTTACAGTAGAAGTGTTTAGAACTGCAAAAGGTAGAAAATTATCATCACTAGAGTGTCATGATATTGTATGTAAGATTGCAGAGGTTGTAGTAGTCGGTGGTGTTCGTAGAAGTGCATTGATTAGTCTATCAAACCTATCAGACGATAGAATGAGACATGCAAAGTCTGGTTCATGGTGGGAACAAAATGGACAGAGAGCACTTGCAAATAACTCTGCATGTTATACAGAGAAACCAGACATAGGTATTTTTATGGATGAGTGGAAAGCACTTTATGATTCTAAGTCTGGAGAAAGAGGTATCTTCAATCGTGCTTCTGCAAATAATATGGCAGAGAAAAGTGGACGAAGAACCATAGAGGGATATGAGTTTGGCACGAATCCTTGTAGTGAGATTATCTTACGAGACAGAGAGTTTTGTAATCTTTCAGAGGTAGTTGTAAGGCCTGGTGATACAGAAGAAAGTCTAATAGAAAAAACTAGACTAGCGACTATCCTTGGAACTTTTCAATCCACACTAACTAACTTTAAATATGTATCTGCAATGTGGAAAAAGAATTGTGCAGAAGAAAGACTACTAGGTGTATCACTCACTGGTATTATGGATTGTAAACTTACAAATGGGAAAAGTGGTAATCTAGAAAACCTTCTTAATACTTTGAGACAGACAGCAATTGATACAAATAAAGAGTGGGCAAAAAAGTTAGGTATCAATCAATCTGTATCTATTACTTGTGTCAAACCAAGTGGAACTGTATCACAACTTGTAGATGCAGCCTCTGGTATCCATGCAAGACATAATCCATTTTATATTAGAACTGTTCGTGGTGATAAGAAAGATCCACTTACAAAGATGATGACAGATATAGGATTTCCAGTTGAAGATGATGTTATGAATCCATCTAATACTGCTGTATTTTCTTTTCCTATGAAAGTAGATAAAGGCGCTGTATTCAGAACTGATATGACAGCGATTGAACAACTAGAGTTGTGGTTGACATACCAGAAACATTGGTGTGAGCATAAACCATCTGTAACTATTTCTGTAAAAGAACATGAGTGGATGGAAGTGGGTTCATGGGTTTACAAAAACTTTGATTGGATGTCTGGTGTATCATTCTTACCATTTAGTGAACATACATATCAACAAGCGCCTTATCAAGATTGTGAAGAGAAAGACTATAAAGAACTATTGAGTAAGATGCCTAAAAATGTAGATTGGACTAAACTAGCAGAGTATGAAAGTCAAGATATGACTATCGGTTCTCAAGAACTTGCATGTTCAGCTGCTGGGGGGTGTGAGATATAATGTATACGATATACACAAGAGATGGTTGTGGTTTCTGTGATATGGCGAAACAAATCATGAAAGAAAATAACATCCTATATAAAGAGATAAACATATGGGAAGATGCAGATGGTATGAAATTCATGAAAGAAAACAACCATAGAACAGTTCCACAAATACTAGACGAAAACGAGTTTCTTATTGGTGGATATTCACAACTAAATGAATTTATTCATAGAAAGAATATTACATGAAACTAATTGTATGCGAGTCGTGTGACGCTGAGTTTTCTATAAAACACAGTATGTCCACACGACAATACCAAATATCTTTATGTCCTTTTTGTGGTGACTCATTAGATGATGAAATGGAAGATGATGTAGAGTTTTACGATGACGAGTACGAGGACTAAATTATACACATTTGGATGTAGTTACACAGTAGAAGAATACACACATACTGTTAGTGGTGATGTATCTTTTCCTAGATGGCCTGAATTATTATCAGAACATTTACATTTAGAGTATAAAAACTTTGGTGTCTCTGGTGCCGGTAACGACCAAATATTCCAACACGCTATAAATCAGATAATTAACAATCATGAAGATATTAAAACTGTCGCTATATTATGGTCTGGTATATTTAGATTTTGGATTTATGGTATGAATTTTAATCCAAATACTACTTATCGTAGAGGACAAGCTCGTGTTGATTCACTAGATTGGTACTATTCCATGATTGAGGGTAGTGTTTTTCACAGCATGTTAAAAGGATTTAGATATCCTACACAAGCATCAGAATATCAAATTACTGTTTTCGTACAAAATATAATTACTTTACAAAAATTATGTAAACACTATAATATAAAACTAACTCAATGGTGCGGCCCAAATCTATTAAATATTGTTTATAAAGGTGATTGGGATGGATTAGTGAAACAATACAATAAAATAACACTTAAATATGACATAGATGATACTAATATCATAGGTTGGCCTTTTGTATCAGAACTTGGGGGTAACAGTTTTTTTGATATAAATAAAGGTATGACTATATCACCGCTCGATAGTCATCCAAATGCAAAAGGACATGAATTGATAGCAAGGTATTTTTATGAAAACACAAAGTGCGAAAGCAAAAGGTAGACGACTCCAACAATGGTTTCGTGATTTACTAATAGAAAAGTTAGATATACATCCAGAGGACATAGAATCTAGAAGTATGGGTGCTGGTGGAGAAGATTTAATTATGGCAAGAGCTGCAAGAGAAAAGTTTCCATATTCTATAGAGTGTAAAAATCAAGAGTCTATAAACATATGGAAATCATATGAACAGGCTTGTGAAAACTCTAAAGACTATGAACCTATTGTAGTGTTAAAGCGTAACAAAACAAAGCCTCTAGTGTTAGTAGATGCAGAATATTTTGCAGAACTACATAAAAAAAATACTTGACATTGGTTTCATTTTATGTTAAGTTATAAATAATATAACAAACCAAGAGGTTAAAAAATGTTAAAAAAAATAATCGTAATATCGGCAGTAATGGCTGCCCTAACTACTTCTGCATATGCAGAAGGAACAATCATATCCATTGTAGATCACACAAAAACAGTAATTAAAAGATCACCTTTTAATGTAGAAGTTTGTTCAGAGGTTGATGTTCAAAGAGATAAAACACATGATACTTTACTAGGTGCTCTTATCGGTGGTGCTATTGGTCAAAATATTACCAAAGACTTACCAGATGGAGCAACTGCTGGTGCTATCATTGGTGGTATTCTTGGAAATCAAAATTCTACTGTCAATGGTACAGAGATGAGTTGTAGAACTATGACAAGATATAAAGAATCTATGGAAACTATGTATTCTCATTCTGTTATCACATTTAGATACAACGGAAGAACTTATAACACTAAGTTTAAGAAATAGTAAATTGCATGAGAAAGTTTACTAGAGGTTGGAAACCTAAAAACCAATTCCAAACAAAGCGTAATGACAAACCAAAGGAGATGAGTGGTTTGACAGTTATAGTTAGAAATAATGATGTTAACAAAGCCATCAGAGTATTGAAAAAGAAAATGCTCAATGAAGGTATCATGAAAGAAATGCGAGACAGATCAGATGGGTACAAAAAACCATCTGAAAGAAAAAGGATTGCAAAAAAGGCTGGTGCAAAAAGATGGCAAAAGAAAGTGAAAGAAATGGAAGCGAGGGGCGAATGGTAGATATACACGATAGAATGGCAAAGGTTAGAGCTGCAAAGAAACCAGCAGAAAACAAATCAATTCATGCAGAGGTTTTAAAACTGCCAGATGACCATGCTTTATCTGCAAAGAATGTAAAAGAATATATTGCATGGAATAAGGATAAACTTCCAGAGTTGAAAAGGCAAGTTAGAAACAAAGATAAAGGTGCTATTGCAAAACTTGCTGATGTAGAATCTTACATTAGAAATCTTAGAGGTTATCTAAGAGGTGGACAATACTTAGATGACTTTTATGGTAAAGAACAAGAGAGGAAAATTAAGTGGGTGACGATAGTTCCAAGGGGTTAGACGATAAAATAGTCAAAGGGCCTGATAAATGGTTTGCAGACTATGTTAAGAAGTCTAAAGCCAAAAGGGATAAAGTAAATAAGATACAACAAGATATGTTATTTATTGATGATATGACTCAGAATATCGTTATCAATTTTTTGGAAGATTTAAAACACGAGGGTTTCCAAATAGAAAGTAAAAGAATGATGGGTGATATAAGATTCTTAACAGATGTCATAAAGTGTATCATTATGGGCGAAGTAGGATATAAACATCCATTAAGAGAAGCAGTTAATAAGTACATAAAGGACTTAGAGGGAAGTAATGATAATAGTTGATATGAATCAGATTTGTTTGGCATCAGTTATGATGTCTCAACAAATGTCGAATAGTAATGATGTAGATGATAAGATGATTCGTCACATGATACTGAACTCAATACGATTGTATAGGGGTATGTTTAGTGAAGAGTTTGGTGAGATAGTTCTTACATATGATTCTAAACATTACTGGCGTAGAGATTACTTTGAACAGTATAAACATAATAGAAAAAAAGGTAGAGAAAAAGATAGTAAGGATTGGAACGCTATCTTTGAATGTCTAAATCAAATCAAATCAGAATTTAAAGAGAACCTACCATACAAAATGATTGAGGTGTATGGTGCAGAAGCAGATGATATAATTGCAACTCTTTGTAAACATTTCCAAGATGAAAAGATTATGATTGTAAGTGGTGATAAAGATTTTATACAACTACAGACATATCCAAATGTCAAACAGTATAGTCCTATCCTAAAGAAACATGTGAATGGTGAAGACCCAGAGACATATATAAAACAACACATATTAAAAGGTGATACAAGTGATGGCATACCAAATGTGTTATCGCCTGATCATACTTTTACAGAAGGATTGAGACAACGGCCTTTGACTAAAAAGAAGATTGAAACTTGGATGAATATGCATATTGATGATTTTGATGAAGAAGTCAAAAGAAACTATATTAGAAACGAAAAGTTAATTGACTTGAAAAAGATACCAGAGGTACTTGAAAAAGTTATCATGGTAGATTTTTGTGAAGCGCCTTGTGGTGATCGTTCAAAACTCTTTCCATATTTTACGGATAAGAGATTGAGAGAACTAACAGAACAAATAGGAGAGTTTTAATGGCTGATAATTATACATTACTTTATCATGAAATATTAGATAAGGTTCATAAAGCAAAATCTAAGGAACAGAAAGTATCTATCCTTAGACAATATAACACAGAGGGATTTAGAAAGATTATCAAAGCATCTTTTGATCCTAAAATAGAATGGGATATTCCAGAGGGCTCAGTTCCATATCGTGTAAACGAGGCGCCTGAAGGAACTGAACATACTAGACTTGCCACTGAGGCAAATAAGTTATGGCACTTCATCAAAGGTGCAGATAGAAATCTCAGTAAAACCAAAAGAGAAATGATGTTTATCCAAATGTTAGAGGGATTATGTCAAGGTGAAGCAGAGGTTTTAGTTACTACAAAAGATAAAAGACTACACCAAAGATATAAAGGTTTATCTCATGCAGTGGTAAAAGAGGCCTTTGATTGGGATGACAACTATATGATGATTGATGCATCATCACCTGCTGTCACTAGAGATAAACAAGGAAACCGAATCGCCGCAGATGATTCGTATCCCCAGATGCCTGGCAGTGCTTCTGGTGCCTAAAAAAACGCTGTAATTCCAATGACTTATTAGGGGGGTTGACATTGCCCAAAAACTATGGTACTGTATATACATAATGAAGATGAGAGGTAAAAATGGGTAAAGTTAAAAGTTATATAATGGATGTTCAAGAAGTCGTTTGGGAGTTCTTTGACCAAGATGGTCTTTTGGTAGACCAAAATGCTACAACTACTGATGTTATCAATGCAGTAAAGAAAGCATTTCCTAATTCAACAATGGCTGTTGAGATTGCAGAACAAGAGATTTTTGATATTCAAACTGGCGACCATTTTAGTTAATAGGAGAGATTGTTATGTATAAAGTGAAAGTTGGTGATACAGTATACGGCAAGTTCGGTACTGCAAAGATTGAAAAGATTGAGTTGTGTGAAAAAGTCGGTGACAAAGAGGGTATCGCTGTCAATGAGATTTGGAACAACTTGGTTGAAAAGTGTGTATTTGATATGGACAATGGACATTTTGAATACGGAACAGATATAGATTATATTCCATACTAAACGGAGTTTGTTAAGTGGTTGACCAAGTAAAGTTATATAATGATGATATGTTTAATGTGTTTGATAAAATCAAACCACAAAGTATTGATTTATTACTTACAGATTTTCCATATGGAACTTTGAACAAAAGAAACACATGGGATACTATTATTGATTATGATGAATTTTGGAAATATGTTGATATAATATGTAAACCAAATTCAGCTATTATATCAACTGCACAACAACCATTCACAACAAAACTTATATCTACAAACTATGAAATGTTCAGATATTGTTTAGTCTGGGAAAAATCTAAAGCAACTGGTTATCTTAATTCTAAAAAAATGCCTTTAAAAGCACATGAGGATATAGTTGTGTTTTACAAAAAATTATGTAAATATAATCCACAAATGACTAAAGGTGAACCATACGATAAAGGCACAGCAGTAAGAGATACAGAATCTTATGGTAAACAAACAAAAGCTGTCCATGTAAAAAATGAAGATGGTTTAAGGTATCCTCGTAGTGTTATCTATTTTAAAACAGCTGAATCAGAGGGTAAATTACATCCAACACAAAAACCTATATCACTTATGGAGTATCTTGTAAAAACATATAGTGATGAAAATGATGTAGTTCTTGACCCATGTATGGGTAGTGGTACAACTGGAGTTGCTTGTAAGAATACAAACAGAAAATTTATTGGTATAGAAAGAGATAAAAAATATTTTAATACTGCTAAAGAAAGATTATCAACAAAAGACTTGACATTGTTCTTTGAACATGGTATAGTATAAACATAATGAAGATGAGAGGTTATTATGAAAACTTGGATTGCATTTAGTTTAATTGTTGTTTGTATTATGGTTGTGGGTTACATAGAAGACCCATGTGCAACAGAAGGTTTGATGAAAGGTTGTATGGACTAATGGTTTCTGATGCTCTCGCCTCTCAAATCTCATCATCAAAAGAGGGCATGCAGACGGCGACACAATCAATATATGATGAGATAAGTGAAAAAGATTGTGTCGCCAACTTTAATTTTAATAAATAGTAGATATTGTTATGGATAAATTTGTTATTGTAAATGGTGGAACTCAGAAGCAGAGATGGTTAGTTGAAGATATTGCATGGTGGTTTTGTGCCAAGTATTTTAAAAGATTCAAGTCTTTTAACATTGAAATAGATCTCACGAAAATGAAAGATGATGTGAACGGATGGTGTTATCATGTGGATGGTAATGCTTGTCATATTGAGATCGATAAAAGACAAAAAGGTGATGACTTTATTACTTGTGTACTACATGAATTAGTTCATGTGAAACAATTCTTGAAAAGAGAGTTGGTGGATACCAATGGTTTAGAATCAAAGTGGAAAGGTGAAGCATACCTTTACATAGATTATTATAATCTACCTTGGGAAAAAGAAGCATACCACTTGCAAGAAGTTTTACTAAAGGAGTACAAGAATGAGTGTCACAATGCTTAGTGCGGCTCTACTATGTTTATCCATGAATGTATTTCACGAAGCAAAAAATCAAAGTGTAGAAGGACAGATTGCAGTAGCAGAAGTTGTTATGAATCGTGTCGCCGACACTAGATATCCAAATACAGTTTGCGAAGTAGTATATCAAGGCCCCACAAGAGAATCTTGGAAAACCAAGAAACAAAAAGATTTACCAAAATACAAAAGGACATATTATCCTATCAGAGACAGATGCCAATTTAGTTGGTATTGTGATGGCAAGTCAGATGAAATCCCTAAATATGACCATAATGCATGGCAGATTGCAACATGGGTTGCAAACGGAGTGTTACATGGTAAGTTAAAACCTATAACTAAAGGTGCAACACATTATCATGCAGATTATGTATTGCCTGAATGGGCTGAAACAAAAACAAAAACAAAGGTGATAGGGAATCATATTTTCTATCGGTGGGAGAAATGACATGTTAGAAACACTTATAGTGTCAGTGATGGGTTCGTTCATATACGATAACATCACTTTTTTTAAAACAGCAAATAAACAATATGAACAAGGTTATAGATGGGAATATGATTGGAAAGATAGAAATCAAGATGTTCCAGCAATACCTTTGCAATATGAAGATGGTTCAGAAAAGGTGATATGGGTACTTAAAAAGTAATGATTGAATTTGATTATGATTTAGATTATAAAAATACTTTATTTAAACCGAATGATCCTAGATATAGGATTGGTCGTGGTGAGCAAGGTGTGCTACTAGTTAGACCATATACAGATGTTATATGTAAACACTGGCGATTTAAAACACCTAAAATTGCACAAGAAAGTGCTGTAAAAATATACAATCTTTATAATAGTTATAAAGAAAAAAAAGATTTTGTCGGTATGGATATGTGTCGTAAATTTTTAGAGATGGGATTTACAAGGGCAAGAAGATATGCAAATCATAGAAGTGGTAGGAAATATGATTCAGAGGGTAATGTTAGGCCACAAGAAAAAGATGCATTGACTAACAAGAAAGCTGAGTCTGCAAAGATTTTTAGGTACTATAGAAAATCCTTGACTTCTGACCCTACTTATATTATAATGAGAAAAGAATGGAGGCAAAATGAACATATTTTATTTACACGAGAATCCAATCCAGAGTGCCAAGTGGCATCTGGATAAACATGTCGTTAAAATGCCTATTGAGTATGCACAGTTACTTTCTACTGCACACAGATTATTAGATGGTACAATGTGGATTGATAGAACTGCAAATAATCGCAGAATTAAAAGGTGGCGTTTAGATGATGACAGAGAAGATAATCTATACAAAGCAGGACATATCAATCATCCATCAGCAGTGTGGTGTAGAGAAACTACTGCAAATTATTTTCATTTATTTTCTTTGTATACTGCTACACTTGCAGAGTTTACTTATAGATATGGTAAACAACATGGTGCAAGTAAACCTTGGTTATGGTTACAAAGACCACCTAAAAATTTAAAGCGTGATGGACTTACACCAATGCCACAAGCGATGCCTGATTATTGTAAGATTGTTGGTGACAGCATTGGGGCCTATCGTAAATACTATATAAATGAGAAGAAAAGATTTGCAACATGGAGAGGAAAGATAAATGGAAGAGAAATCCCAGAGTGGTATATCTCAGGCCGATCTCTATCGGCGTGAGATTGCACAACTAACAAAAGAAAAATATACTTTATATAAAAGAATAAAAGAATTAGTAGATGAAAACAATATGCTAAAATGGGAAAGAGATGAAGATCAATATACAAGAAGGGTGGACATCATAGGACAAAATGGAAACACTGGTGAACATTATGAGGTAGTAGATGAACAAAACAGAAATAAGTAATTTAAAAAGACACTTTTCAGATTTCTCTAATCCAGTATTAAGAAACTTTTCTATGTATAGAAGTTGCACTGGAGCTCCAGGCGTAAAGTATATAAATGAAAAAGTAAAACCAAATACAGTTTTAGATGTTGGTTGTGGTGCAAATAAATTTAAAGAACACATCCCTGGGCTTACTGGTATTGACCTTTTAGAGTATCGTGACTTTGGACATCCTACTGGGCCTGACATTGTAGATAATGTTAGAAACTTTTATCTAAAAGAACATCCAAAGTTTGATATGATATACTGTGTAGGAACATTTAACTTTGGAACTATGGAAGATATGTATATGAACTTTGATATCTTTACTAAGATGGCACCAAGGATATTTGGACATGCAAGGCCAGGCGGGCCAGGCGATGATAAAAGAGCTAAGAAAGCAGGATATCCATATTATCAGTGGACATTTGATGAGGTTCACTTCTGGGCAAAAGAATTTAACATGGATGTTATAAACATAGAAGCAGAACATACAGATGTAAGTATGATGACAGATGAACATTTACAAATGTATTATGATGGTGTTACAAGTAATGTAGAGAAGAAGCCAGGCTATACACAGTTGGGTGTTAAAGCGCCAGAAGATGCTGTGGTTACAGATCCAAGATGTGATCCACTTAAAATCTCTGGAAATGTACAAGAGGTTGTGGTGAACGAGTGGAATAGAAGATTTAATAAAGACGAATATGTTGAGGGTGAAACTAGGGTAAGACCAAGGATGCACTTTGAGATGGCACGATGAACGATTATGATTCCAGACTACACCAAAAAAGAAATATTAGTGGTGTAGAAATAGATGATGTTAGAGAGAGATATACAAATCCAGTGGATTTTGCTACTAGACAAAATCTACCAAAATACAGAACTCTCTCTGGTGAAAAGTTAGCAAATGAGATAGCGGCACATAAACCAGATTTAGTTATTGATCTGGGGTGTGGTGCTAACTATTTCAAACCGATTGTAAGAAATGTTATTGGTGTAGACCTTACACATTTACCACAAGTAGATTTACAAAGAGATGTAAATACTTTGCCTGATATCTTCAAACCTAATGTTGCAGACTTTGTATTTTGTTTTGGCCCATGGTCAGTTTATGAACTAGATGCGCCAGAGGATTGGGAATATAATAGAAGAGTTATTAAAGTAATAAAGTATCTACTAAAAAAAGATGGAACTGCTATATTACATGCAAATAGTAAGAGAACAATATGGAATGAAGAGAACATTACAATGTTGGGTGATGAGGTTGGTTTTAAAACACAGATAGATGGTATTGGTATCACGGATACAAGATTGATGACAAAAGACCATTGGAGAATACAAGAACAAGTGCCAGAACATAGGGAAAGTATAGGAATGTGTCAAGATGGTGAGGATTTGATAAAGAATCCTAGATATGTGTGGCGATGGACACATATATAAACATGGGAGAAAATTATGCCGACATATACATTTAAAAGAGAGGAGTGTTGTGGAGACCAAATGCAACTTTGGACAGACTTCATGACTATTGCAGAAAAAGAAAAGTATTTAGAAGATAATCCAGATGTGAGACAAGTTCTGGTTGCCCCTGCGATTGTAAGTGGTGTTCAAGGAATGACACATAAAGAGGATAGTGGATGGAAAGAAAACATGCAGAGAATATCTGAGGCCCATCCAAACTCACCTCTTGCAGAGAGATATGGTAATAGTGAGTCAAATGCGAAAAAGAAAGCAAGACAAAAGATTGATAATAGATTAGGGGTTGGTGTTAGTAAATCAACTAAACATAATTTAAATAATACAGAAGTAGTTGGGAAAAAACACACTTATAAAGATGTATAAACCAGAGAACTTTCATTTGTCAGAAGAAGGACATACCATAGAAAAAAGAGTCCAAAGTTTATATTACAAATATAGATACACTGGATTTGAACTTTTAAGAAAGATTCCTAGAGATGCAAAAGTATTAGATATAGGTTGTGGTACAAATATGTGGAAACCATATTTTGATGATCTATATGGGATTGATCCATATAATGAAGCTGCAGATGAGATGATAAAATTTGAAGATTACACACCACATAAAGAGTTTGATACTTATCTGGCTTTGGGTAGTATAAATTTTTACAGTAAAGAATATGTAGAAATGCAAATAGAACATTTAAGTAAAATAACTAATGGTGGTGACACTATTTTTTGGAGACAAAATACTGGCAAGAAACTTCAAAAAAAAGATATTAAAAATATGGGTGTTAATAATTGGACACCAAATAATGTAAAATATTTTCCTTGGGATTTGGAGAGTAATAAATATTTTGTAGATAAGTATGGGTTTGATTTGTTAGAGTTTGAAATCGACAATGAAAAAAGTCCTATGCGATATTATGCAAAGTGGAGTAGAAAATGAGTAAAAAATTAGAAATTACAAGTAAACACTTGGTTAATATAAAACCAGTTACAGATAACCAAAAAGTTGTATTTGAAAGTTGGAAAACTGGTCAATCACAATTCTTGTATGGTGCTGCTGGAACTGGTAAGACATTCGTATCATTGTATCTTGCATTACAAGAAGTATTAGATACCACTACAAAGTGGGATAAAGTTATTATAGTTAGATCTTTGATACCTACAAGAGAGATTGGATTCTTGCCTGGCGATGAGAATGATAAGTCTGCACTCTATCAAGTTCCTTACTCTAATATGGTTCAGTTTATGTTTGAACAACCAAATGAACAAGCATTTCAAATGTTGTATGATAAGTTAGTAAATCAAGGAACTCTATATTTTCTATCTACATCTTTCTTGAGAGGATTGACCTTTGACAATGCAATAATTATAGTTGATGAATGCCAGAATTTAAATTTTCATGAACTTGACACAATTACAACAAGACTTGGACAAGATTCTAAGATATCATTCTGTGGTGATTTTAGTCAATCAGACTTACTAAAGACACATGAGAGAAATGGACTTTGGGATTTTCTAAGGATTGCAGAAGAGATGAAAGAATTTAATTGTACAGAGTTTACTATAGGCGACATAGTAAGAAGTGGGTTCGTAAGAAACTACTTAATTCAAAAAACAAAACTAGGAATAGGGATGGAATAATGGATATTGTAGCATTAAGAAAACAACTAGAGATTGATGAGGGTATCAAGCATGAGATATATCTTGATCATCTTGGTTTGCCTACTTTCGGTATAGGCCATCTAATTATAGAAGGTGACCCAGAGTATGGCATGGAAGTAGGAACAGAGATTACAGACGATAGAGTAATTCAAGCGTTTGAGTCAGATTTAGAAACAGTTATAAGTGATTGTGAATCACTATATGAGGACTTTGATGATTTACCAGAGGAGTGTCAGCAAATCATTGCGAACATGATGTTCAATATGGGCTATCCAAGATTATCTAAATTTAAAGGTATGAAGGCAGGAGTAGATGCCAGAGATTGGAATAAGGCCGCAGATGAAATGGTTGACAGTAGGTGGTATCGTCAAGTTACAAACAGAGCAGATAGATTAGTAGAAAGGATGCGAGGTATAACCTAAAATGAAAACATTTAATCATGATACAGTTGAACTACCAGAACTTAAAACAAAAAATATAGATAAGAAAAGATTTTATCTTACACCAGACGGAAACGAATATCCGTCTATTACCACAGTATTATCAGTAAGAAATAAAGAGGCACTATTTGAGTGGCGTAAAAGAGTTGGTAACGAAGTTGCAAACCATGTGTCACGACAAGCAATGACTCGTGGAACTAAAGTTCACCATATGTGTGAGGACTTTCTAAATAACGAGTTTGATATAAACAAAGCAAAAAAAGATTTTCTGCCTTATTGTCTATTCACACGACTTGCCGAAGAGGCGTTATGCAAAATTGACATGATAAAATCACAAGAGTGTGGGTTATATTCTGATAAATATAAGGTGGCAGGCAGAGTCGATTGTATCGCAGAGTATGATGGTGTATTATCAATTATTGATTTTAAGACCTCTACTAAAGAACGAAGTGATTCATGGAACGAAAACTACTACATTCAAGGTTCAGCATACGCTGAAATGTTTGAAGAAAGAACAAGTATTCCAGTGCAACAAGTGGTAATACTTGTCGTAACCGAAGATGGAACTGTCCAAGAGTTCGTAAAAGATAAGGAAGAGTATTTACCTTTGTTGGAGCAAGCAGTTGCAGACTTCACTCAAAAGGAGCAAGAAAGTGCAAAAACTAACTAACCTACTAGTGGTTCTTTTTGTGGCTTTCTTTGCATGTCAATCTATTGCTACAGAAAGCCCTCTTTATGAACCAAAAGACAAAGAACTTGAAAACAAATATAAATACGAAGAATTTTCAGCACCACCTTTTCCATTCATGATTGAAAGACCATTGGTGTGTGAAAGATCAGATATGCTAATATCAAAACTATCTAGTGTACAGGCGCAAGTACCTATAATTAACGGATTAGGTGATATGGTAGATCGTACTAGTAATGAAGAGTTTCAAGTAAAAATATTTGTATCAGTAAACTTAAAGACACAAGCATTCACTGTGGTGGAATTACATGAAAATGGATATGGGTGTGTTCTTGCAAGTGGTAAAGATTTAAAAGGCATGGAAAAAATTATTCAAGGAACAAAGATAAGACTTGACAATGCCATGTAAGTTATGATATAAATATACTTACAATTCGTTGATACGAGTTAAAGGCTGGGCTGGACATGGGGGCAGTACCCATCAGCTCCACCAAAAACACATGGGGTTTACATGGGTAAAATAATGATTGCGATCTTCATAACCATCATGCTAAGTTGGGGAACTTATGAGTGGTGGAAAGGTAATCACAGAATTGGTGTTAATACACCACTTGATCCAATCTTTCTTTTGTTCTAATCATGTGCTTTTGATGGGGCTGAAATAGGATCGACAGACAGAGATAGATGAGAGTAGAATTGTGGGATGACTGCCTAATAGGTCAAAAAAGTAAATGCAAACGATAATTTTGCATCTGTAGATTACGCTCTCGCAGCCTAATACTACTGAGTTTCGGTGGTGTACTTGGAAACAGAAACACCACCACTTAATTTTTATGAGGTTGAAATGAGAAAATTTATTTATGATTCTTGGGAAGGTGTAATGAACGCCGATGTGAATCCACTAAGACATATCCCAGACTTAAATGTAAGACATATGGTCATGCAGATATTAGCATGGATGTGGTGTGTAGCATTTTCTATGTACTTTGGTAGTATGTGGGTATTTGGTTTTACTGCAATCGCTCACTTAATTATTATTGGTGCGATAGTCGTAACAGTTGCAACATTCAAAGTTACACGAGACATGGATTGGGGTTATCGTACACCAAGTCGTTCAAGAGCGATATATCACAATGGTAAAAGAATACCACTAGATCCAAACGATGTTGGTGGAGAACACGAATGAAATTTAAACAAAACTCTAAATCATTCTCTATGAAAATAGAGTCTATTGCAAAAGAGAAAAATATATCACATATGGATGCTGTATTAGATTATTGTCACACAGAGAATATAGAGCCTGATACAGTTGCAAGACTAATCAGTAAAGGACTAAAAGAAAAGATTGAAGCAAATGCAAGAGATTTACATTTCTTACCTAAACATGCAAAATTACCAATTTAGTAGTTGACATTAGGTGGGTTTTGTGATACTATGATTCTAATAATTTAAACAGGCATAGATAGGATGGTAATTATGTCAAAAAGAAGTGAAGGTTTTTTTGAAGCAAAGTGCGACACTATGAAAGATCGCATTAAAACTTTGGAGTTTAACAATGCAGAATTGGTTGTTAAAAACAAAGAACTTATGGAGAGAGTAAAAGAACTCTCTATGAGGAAACCAATGTGGCCGAAAGGATATAGGGTGAAAAGATGAACAAAGGTGATTTAGTTACAGTTCTGACCAACGCTGGTGAGTTTGTTGGTCGATTAGACAAGAATGATGATACTGGTGTTCATCTAGATAATCCAAAAATGATTGTAAATACGCCAGAAGGTAAAATGGGATTTGCAAGAGGTGTTTGTATGACAGGCGAAGAGAACGCTAAAAGTGCAATCTTTCGTGCTGGTGGTGTTGTGATGGTCACAAAGTCTAATCCAGACATAAATAAGGCATATACGGAAATAGTTAGTGGACTAAAATTATGAATGGTGGCATTCCAATATTCCCTCTAGGTGTAATTAAGATTTATAATAATCCTAATCCACCAGTTTACAAGAGTGATTTTAAATTTGTTGGTCAGGGTGGTAACAATCCTAATACTACACAGTTTGGTGATGAGTTACCAAACATCGTAGAAAAACCAGAGATGAAAGATTTAAAAGTTTGGTTTGAGGAATGTACAAAAGACTATCTTGATAATGTCATGCAGATTGCATACGATGAATATTGGATACATGAGAGTTGGATAAACGAAGCAAAGCCAGGCTCACATCAGAATACACATAATCATGGTAATTCTATTATCAGTGGTGTATATTACTTTGAGTCTGTTCCACAGCATCCACCTTTGGTTTTTGAAAAGGTTGCATTTAATACTGACCCATTTATGTCATTGAGAAAACACTATAACAGAGGTAATCCAAACTTTCAGAATCAACTTGCTTTTCCATGCACAAAAGGTTCTTTGATTATGTTTAACTCATACTTGTATCATGGGTTTGCAAAGAATAATACAGAACACACTAGAGTAAGTCTTGCATTTAATATACTTGCAAATCTATCAGATAGAGATCATTACAAACTAAACTTCAAGAAAGAAGAAAGATTCTTTAATAGAGAACAGGCAGAATATTCAGTGCAAAGTAATAATGCTGAGGGTGAGATAACAAGAAGTATGTCCAAATGAAACATATAGTTTACGGAAATGGTGAATCTAGAAGAGTCATGTCACATAACGAGTGGACAATCACTTGGGGATGTAATGCAGCCTATCGTGATTTAGATGTTGACAATCTAGTTTCTGTAGACTATAATATGCAACAAGAGATATACGAAAGTGGATATGCAGAAAAGAATAAATGTTATTTTACAGATTGGGAAGTTTTACCACCAGAGTTTGGCGTAGAAAGTCTGATTATGGGATGGGAAGAAGGTAAGATACACGAAACAGAACAAAGAGAAATTAACAGTGGTTGTGTAGTTCAAGGTAAAACACAAGAATCTGTAGAGAATACAATAAAAGAATATATGGCACTTAATCCTAATTTAGATGAGAATGACTTGAGAGAAAAGTTATCTTATAATGTAGGATTATATATTACACATGTAGATGTTAAAGATATGGTAGAAACCATACAGTTTCCAAAAGGATGGTCTTGTGGGAACACTGCGATACATCTTGCATGTCAAAGTGGTGCAACAGAATTATACATGGTAGGTTTTGATGGAAATGATTATGGTAAACCTATAAATAACATGTATAAGGGTACAATGAATTATGTATCCGAAACCGCCAAAGGTTTCAATACTATAAACTGGGATAATCAATTTAAGACTATACTTAAAGAGTTTCCTAATACGAAGTTCTATAAGATTGATGATCGTAATGAATGGATTGAAACTACAGGCACAAATATACAAACGATAACATACGAAACATACGAAAAAGGAGTATAAAATGTCATTAGAAGAGTATAGAAAGTCCAAGTCCTTGGACAAACTACTTGGTGCAATCAAGGAAGATGATAAACCTCAAGTAGAGAAAAAATCATATGTAGACGAAAGAATGTGGAAACCAGAACTAGATAAATCTGGTAATGGTTACGCTGTCATTCGTTTCTTGCCTGCAACCGACATGACGAAATCATGGGTAAAATTGTATTCTCATGCATTTCAAGGCCCAACTGGACAGTGGTATATTGAGAACTCTCTTACTACTTTGCCTGGGCAAAAAGATCCAGTGTCAGAACACAATACTGCATTGTGGAACAGTGGTGTAGAGTCAGATAAGGAACTTGCTCGTAAACAAAAGAGAAAGTTGTCTTACTACTCAAATATCTATGTCGTAAGTGACCCTAAACATCCAGAGAACGAAGGTAAAGTTTTCTTGTTCAGATATGGTAAAAAGATTTGGGATAAAATCTCAGAGGCCGCAACACCAGCATTTGAAGATGAGAAACCTCTAAATGCTTTTGATTTGGATGAAGGTGCAAACTTCAAACTTAAAATCAGAAAAGTAGATGGTTATTGGAACTATGATAAGTCAGAGTTTGATGCTCCATCTGCATTGTTTGATAATGATGAGAAGATGGAAGAAGTCTTTAATAGTCAACATGACTTACAAGAGTTTCTTGCACCGACTAACTTTAAATCTTATGACGAACTCAAGACTCGTCTAGATGTCGTTCTATCTGGAACTGTAACTGCAAAGACAGCAGAATCTATTATGGATGATCCAGTAGAACCAGTTGTTGATACTAAACCTATTATGAGTGCTGATGATTTCAATAACAAGGCCCAAAAGGCCGAGGAAGAAGATGACGATACTATGTCATACTTTGAGAAATTAGCATCTAACTAGTAGAAAGCATGAACTGTACTATCGGGGCGGTTGTTGTTTGATAACAATGACTGCCCTTGATATGTTGTGGTTGGCTGATTTATTTTCTTTTTATCACTTACATCAATTATCGTAGTTTGTCCTGCCAGTCCTTGTTGATTTTTCATTTGTTCTGAACCAGTGATAAACTTTTTCTTTTCTGCTTCTGCAACTGGGTCTGTAGTAACACTCTCTACTGCATTTTTATTTGTCTCAACATCTAAACCAGTTTTAGGATCAATACCTGCCATTTTATAGTATCCATCTGGTATAGGATTAAGATTTATTTTTTGTCCACCAAACTTACCAAGAGGGCCGAGACTTATTTCTGGTAGCGTAAAAGATAGAAAGTCTGGTGCTGGTAACATCGCCCTCAGAACTGATTTCATAGCATCCCCATCGCCAGACATTAAACCACCTATGTCAAAATCAAAGAAACTACCAAACCAATCTATGACATCATCAACAATACCCATGATAAATTTACCAAGACTAAAAGGTTTAACATTACCTTGTTCATCTTTACCAAACCCAAAGATATCTCTGATAAAATTGATTGCAAGGTTATATGGTGCCAAAATGATATCTATAAACTTAGTTGCAAAACTATCGCCTGGCTTGAATGAAAATAAATCTTTGAAGAAACCTATGACATTTTGAAACTTCTCTTTGACAAAATCTAAAAGAAAGTTGGCGCCAGAAAAGATTTTAGAAGCAATGTCTTTACCAAAACTAAATATAGAACCAAAAAACTTTTTGATATTATTAAATCCAGACATAACTGTGTCTTTTATAAAGTTTCCAAATTTACTCAAAGAACCAACTACTGAATCATATGCACTTGTAAAGAAATTTTTGATAGAACCAAATATAGAATCTGATTTCTCTAGTCCAAAGATTGAAGCAATTACATTATAGATAGCAGTTATTGCTGTGTCCATAATACCCCTAAAAAACTTACCGATACCAAGAATTAAATCTGAGATACCACCAAGGAAGTCACCACTTGCAAACTTGTCAAATGCACCCTTGATATCACCAAACAAATTTTTGATATTCTTGAAAGTGTCGATAAACACTTTTTCAATAATTGGATATATCTCTTTCATTAGGAAGTTAAAAACACTTGTAAGTGCTGGAATGATATATGTTTTAAATACATCTACAAGTGCCATAACAGCAGGAACTGCCTTATCCATGATAAAGTTTTTAAGTTGATCGAAATACTTACTGTTTACAAATGCAAAGATTGCTGGGAGTGCAAGTGCTAATGCACCTTTTTTAAGCATATCCATCAATCCACCACCACCCTTTTTCGCCATATCTACTACACCACCACCAAGTCCTTTTAGACCATCTTTCAATCCCTCTAGTGATGTGAGTGATGAAAGAGTTGCCTTGAGAGATGCAGCCCTATCTTTCGCTTCCTCTTTCATTCTACCAGCCATACCTAATTTATTTTTTGCTTCTAGTCTTGCTTCTTGTTTTGCGATAGAAGCCTGTTCTCTCTGTAGTGCAAGGTTCTCATCTGCATTACCACCAGCAGCTTCTATTGCAGCTCTCATCTCATCTAGTTTTTGTTTCTGTGCTTCTATATCATCTTTTTCTCTTTGCCTAGCAGTCAATTCTTCTGCTGATATACCAAGAAGTTTTGCCTGATTGTCTAGTTGTTTTATATCATTCTGGGCTTGTTCTTTTGCAGCTTTAGATACACCTTTTTTATTAGAGGATGCGAGTTTTCTTATCTCTGCAACTTGTTCTGCACTATACTTTTTTGCTTCAATGTCTGATTGTTTTTGTGCTTCACGATTTGCTTTTAGTTCCTCATTTTGTTTTTTGAGTTCTGCAATAATCTGTGGATCAAATTTGTCAGCCATTATTTCTTGACTCCATTATTCTTGTTGTTCAATGCTTGTGTACCAAAGTATGCGGCCACAATCGCTGCTACGGAGACATAGTAAACTGCGGCCATATCACCTAGTATCTTTGCAGCTTGATCTAATCCTATTAACAGTGCAATTACAACTAAAGAGGGATATAACAACATACCCCATAGTGCAAACCATGCCATGTATCTTTGTGCATCTTGTCTTTTATCTTCATTCTCTAATCTCATCATTCTTTCATCCATATCAAGCTCTTCATCTGTAACAATACCATCGCCATCTATATCAAGGTGTTCATACTCACTTCCCTTTTCTAGTTTCTTCTGTGCCATCATTGTTCCTCTCTTTGAACTATTTATTGTTTTCTTCTCTGTTTTTCCTTCTCCATTCTCTCATTTTCTTCTTTTATCCACTTGGATAATAATCCTACATATATTTCCCTTTCCCATGGCATCATATTTTCTATCTCTTCTAAACTCCAGTGATGATGTTGTATCATGGCGAAGTTTATTTTCATATAACTCTCTAGTGTATCATGCGAAAGGATTACCCTAAAAAACTCTGGAGGCCCTCCAACATAACCTCACTCTCTACTTTTGTATTAGGATTAGTCACTTTTATTTCATGTCTAAGTCTAGGCATAGTTTCAAAAAACTGTGTCACTTTCTGAAACTGTTCTGTATTCATCTGATCTATAAACTCTTCAACATCCTTTTGTGTCATGTCTACTCTTTTATAGATTTTCTCATCAAAGTGTATTTCATCTACACATTGATTTATCATATCAAAGATATGTTTTGAATCATTTTGTTTTAGATACGAGGCATAGTCATTTAGTGTTGGATATCTCATAACGATTTTAATTGTATCAGTGACATTCACAACATTTGTATGATCGTCAAACATTTGTACTTCAACTTCATCAAGTGGTATTGTAACTGGCACCTTTGTTTTTTCATCGTCTGGACAAGTTACAATAACTCTTGCTGTCTCACCTACAGACTTTGATCTAATCTTTAAAAAGATATACTCTATATCAAATACTGGTGAGGAGTTTGCTTGAATAGTATTATTTGTACATGCTTCTACTAAGTTAGATACAGTATTTGCAATCTCATTTAAATCTTCTGATTCTTGCGCCATCATCAAATGTTTTTGTTCCTTGACTA